TTTATTTTGAGACGTATTTACCCGAATATGCTGCAATGTATGATAAACTACCTATTAGCGCGTTTGTCTCGTCTCCGGAGGTCCCAGACCCCGATATGGACCTTCCTAACCTACAGTTCTGGAACTGTATGGACTATGGTGTTGTATCAATAACGAAGCAATTTATTGGTAGTATGGACTATGAATTATATACAAGAGACTTTGGTACACAGAAAGGTACATATATCTGCACCATTGATAATTATCATCAAGATCCTGAGGTAATAGATTATGCAACAAGTGAAAATCCAGCTGAACATAAGTCACATAATCTAATTGAATTGGAAAATGGACAATATGCATTGTATCCAAACAATAGGATGCGTATTTTTGACAATAGTTTAACACCTGTTGAACCTAAAATGCCCGACTTCAAGGTTTCAACTCAATATTATCAAGTTGAGAATGGATTTGAGCGTCTTGGAATGGGACGTGAGGATGAATATTTCTGGAAAACTGCAAAAGAGCGGGAATCTAGTGAATTAAATAGTGATACAGAAAAAGAAACTCCCAATTTTTAAAAATGACAGATTTTTTAGACAACTTAGCTAATGATCAGCATCAAAAGATGCTTCGTGAAATTGCAAATGACAATCAAACACCCAAAAAACGTGATTCTCTTGAAGAAACTGACCTTTTTATAGTTGATGAGGTAGTTTCTCAGACTGAACCGATGACACTCAACGAGTTTTGATCTGATACCTTAATAAATAAGATATAATCGCAGGATTCTTGTGCCTTTAGAAAGGGTAAGTCAGGGTTTTAAGGATATTAGTATGACTTTTCAGAGTAACCCTCTGACAAGTGATCTTATCGCACTTAAAAATGAAAATGCAATTGCTCGTTCTATAAGAAACATTGTATTTACAATCCCAGGTGAGAAATTTTTTAATGAATCATTTGGATCTAACATCAATAGATCACTTTTCGATAATATTGACGAATTATCAGCACTAATCATTAAAGATCAGATTACTGAATCAATTGAAAACTTTGAACCAAGGGTTGATACAGTTAAGGTTGTAACTTCTCCTGATTTTGATAACAATAGTTTTGATGTTGTTCTAACATATGAAATTATTGGAGCTGATATACCACCACAAGAATTACAATTTGTTTTGCAACAAACTAGGTAAAAATGCCACTAGCTAATTTCACAAACCTAGACTTTGGTCAGGTTAAAACAACACTTAGAGAATATCTAAAGGAAAACTCCAATTTCACTGACTATGATTTTGAAGGGTCCAACCTTTCAACAATCCTTGATGTTTTGGCATACAACACCTACATCACTTCATACAATGCGAACATGGTCGCAAACGAAGTGTTTATTGATAGTGCGACATTAAGAGAAAATGTCGTATCTTTAGCAAGAAATATTGGATATCTTCCCAGATCAAGAAAAGCATCAGCATCAACTGCTAGTTTCTTCGTTGATACATCAAATATAACACCTGCACCTAGCACAATCACTCTTAAGAAAGGTATTGTAGCTACGAGTCAAGGTTCTTTTGGTAGACAATCATATACTTTTTGTATATTAGAGGATATAACAGTCCCTGTTGTTGATTCTATCGCATCATTTAATGATATTTTCATATATGAAGGAAGTTTATTAACTTCAAACTTTACAAATAGTGCAAGAACTCCAAATCAAAAGTTTATTTTACAAAATCCAGGAATTGATACTGATTTAATATCAGTTACTGTGAGACCAAATGAGCAATCAACTAAAAGTGTAAAATATAGTCGTCAAGATAGTCTTTTTGACATCAAATCTGATTCTAAAGTATATTACCTTCAAGAAGTTGAAGATGAAAGGTATCAAGTTATTTTTGGCGATGGTATTTTTGGAAATAAACTTGATGATAATAATTTTATTACTGTAAATTATATTACATCTAATGGTGATGCTGCAAATGGAGTAAATCAGTTTACTTTTGCAGGAAGATTAGTTTATACAAGGAATTCTCAAGAATACACAGTAACTACTGGCATTTCACTTTTAACTACAGGAATATCTGCATCTGGAGGAGAATCTATTGAAGGTGTAGAGTCGATTAAGAAGTTTGCACCAAGAATCTATGCATCTCAGAACAGAGCATTAACTGCAAACGATTATGAAACAATTATTCCTGCAAAAATTTATCCAGAAACTGAATCAATCTCTGTTTTTGGTGGTGAAGAATTAGTTCCACCACAATATGGTAAAGTATTCATTAGTATTAAACCAAGATTTGGTGATTTTATTCCAAATTTGATCAAAGAGAATATTAAAACAAAATTGAAGAAATATTCTGTTGCTGGTATTGTACCAGAGATTTTAGATTTAAAATATTTGTATCTAGAAGTAAATACAAAAATTTACTATAACACCAATTTTGCACCATCATCTGCGTATGTTTCTACTATTGTTCAGAACAATACGACAAGATATTCTGAATCAACTGAGTTAAACAAATATGGTGCAAGGTTTAAGTATAGCAAATTCTTAAAAATGGTTGATGATAGTCACGAATCAGTGACTTCAAACATCACAACTGTGGCAATGAGAAGAGATCTGGGAGTTGTTTTAGACACTTTCGCAGAATATCAAATTTCTTTTGGAAATTCCTTTCATATTAAAAATATGAGTGGGTATAACATTAAAACTTCAGCATTTAGAATTGCCGGAGTTCAATCAAATGTGTATCTATCAGATGTACCTGATACAAATAGAGTAACAGGATCTTTGTTCTTGTTTACATTACCATCAGTAGGGTCACAATCACCAACTATTGTAAAACGTAATGTTGGAACAATTAATTATGTAAGTGGTACTGTTACTTTAAATCCAGTAAATGTTTTGGCTGGAAAGACTAAAGATGGTCAATCAGTTATTGAAATTGAAGCAACTCCAACTTCAAATGATGTTGTTGGATTACAGGATCTTTATTTGCAACTAGATATAAGTAACAGTAATTTTGAAACTGTTGTTGATGATATAGCATCTGGATTAGATCCATCTGCATCAAGTTACATTGTATCTTCCAGTTACTCAAACGGCAATTTAGTCCGTTCTGGGGGTCCAAATACAAATATTATAACTGGAAACAGAATTGGAGGTTCTTCTGCTTCTACTTCTAATGTAACCACTCAACAGGCAACTTCGTCAACATCCACATCTGGATCATCCTCATCGGGTTCAATCTCATACTAAGAAGATAAAATCATAACATGTCAGAAACTAGAGTTCAGTTTAATACTATCGTATCTAACCAACTTCCTACTTATGTGCAGGAAGATTATCCTCTTATATCTCAATTTTTAAAACAATATTATCTTGGGCAAGAGTATCAAGGTGGACCAGTTGACCTTATTCAAAATATTGACAGATATATTAAATTAGATAATACTACAAATTTAAATGAATCTGTAGTATTAAATGGTGATATTGAGTTTGATGCAGAAACTATAAATGTTGATATTTCAGGATCTCCATATGGAACTAATGGATTTCCAGATTCTTATGGCCTTTTGCAGATAGATGATGAAGTAATTACATATACTGGAAAAACTGAGTTTTCTTTTACTGGATGTATTAGGGGATTTGTTGGAATCACTTCATATAAAAGTGAACTGAACAAAGAAGAAGTAGTATTTAAAGAAACTGAATCTGAAGATCATAAAGATAATCTACTATTAAAAACTTAAGTTGTTTATTTTTAAAAGAATTTTTATTAAAAACTAAACACCAATTAGCACCTGGATTTGAAGAAAGATCACTAACTCCAGAATTAAATCAAAATCTTTTTATAAAACAGTCAAAAGATTTTTATCTAAGTAAGGGCACAGATGTATCTTTTGAAATTTTATTTAAGGCATTATATAATGAAAATGTACAAATAATTAAACCTAGAGATTTTCTAGTTGCACCCTCTGATGCTCAATATAGAATTGTTAATAGTTTAGTTGTAGAGGCAGTAGAAGGAGATCCTGCAAATTTAGAAAATGCAACATTATATCAAGATGCATATAAGTTTGATAGTGGAATAGAAAAAGCATACGCTCCAATTACAGATGTTGAAAAAATATCGGTTGGATATGGACAAACTTTTTATAAGATTAGTTTTGATGGTGGATACAATAGGGATATTAATGTTAATGGAACTTTATATGGTAAATTTGCAGTAGAACCTTCTACTAGAGTTATTGGAAATGTTACTACCAATTCATTATCAATTGATGTAGATTCTACTGTCGGATTTGGATCTACTGGAGAATTGTATGTTAATTACAATGATGCCACCACAGGAGTATTATCATATACATCAAAATCTCTAACTCAATTTTTTGGGATTACAAATGTAACAGGAAACATATCTGATGCATCTACTGTAGGAGTTAATACTTTTGCATATGGTAGATCCAATTTGGATCAAGATGAAATTATTAGAGTCAGAATTAACTCCGTTCTAAGTGACGTTCAATTAATAGAAAATACTAGTAATTTAATAAAGGGTGGAATTGTTAATATTTCATCTCTTGGATGTTCTGAGAACAACTTTAAAACAAATAAGTGGTTCTATAATGTTACACCTTTATATAAAATAAGTGGATTGGAATTGTTAGATTCCTCAGATAATACTTATAAAATAACTTTGAATGTTGAGCATAGTTTTAAATCTGGAGATTCTGCCAAATTTATTACAAGTGCAGGTAATGAAAAAGACACCAATATATTTAATATAATTTCCAACAAATCCTTTATTGTTAGAGGTCAAGGATTTTTAGATTTAAATTTAACTTATAAAATAAAAAGAATTATTAAAAAAGGTGTATCTAACATTTTTAATAATATTTCATCTTATGCAACTGATGTTAGTAATGTATATAAAAATGGTGGAGATTATTTAATTGCATCTCCATCTATTCCAAATTACAATTCTCAACCACTAGATTTATCCACTAGAGAAGTTATTTTTTCCGGAACTTTTAGTGGAAGTGAGTTTGAAATTAGTCCAGGAAAGGAGCATGGATTATATACTGGAGATGCTGTTTATTATGCTGCAGAAATTGTTAGTGAAAATTATATTGATGATTCGGGGAGTTCCGCTACAAGAGAAGTAAGAGGAGTTGGACTTTTTGCTGATGGATTGTATTTTATAAAAAGAATTAATGGATTTAATGTAAGATTTGCAAAAAGTAGGAATGATATACTCAACTCAAACTTTTTATCTCTTTCTGAAGAAACTACAGTATCTAATAGTGCAATTAAACCATATGAATTTAATGAAAAAGAATTAGATTCTCAAAAATTACTTAGAAAAATTTCTAATCCAATTGATGATGGGTCTATTAATAAAACTAAATCTGGTTTTACCGGTATTTTAGTTAATGGAGTAGAAATTTTAAATTACAAATCAAAAGATGTAATTAAATATGGTAAAATAGAAAATATTGAAGTTCTTGCTAGAGGAACTAATATTGATGTTATAAATGCTCCCAACTTAATAATCAAAGACTCTGTTGGGTCTGGAGCAACAGGATATGTTGCAGTTTCTGGATCTTTTGAAGAAATTAAAATTATAGATCCTGGATTTGATTATGAAGAAACTCCCACTTTAAAAATTGTTGGTGGAAATGGGTCTGGGGCAATTGGCCAAGTTAACATGAAAAAAGTTAACCATAATGCAAATTTCTTTGCAGATGTATCATCAAATCAAGTTGTTATTGGTACAACATCAGTACAATCTAGGATTGGATTTTCTACGTACCATAAATTCAAGAATGCAGAACAAGTAATTTATAAAACATCTGATCAAAGTGGAATTGTTGGTATAGTTACCAACTCATCATATTTTGTTTCT